CCGCCACCGCCACCGGCGACAACTAGGTACTCGATGGCAGTAAGAGGGGGAGAGGGCCAACTACCAGCCGCCTGATAGACAAGCTGACTAATCTTTGTCCAGATACCCTTTGCGCTAGACGTAGAGACTGCTGGCGTGGCTGTGGTCTTAAACCCGCCCGGGTAGCCGTGGATTGCCATTTAGGTGATTACTTCAAAGGAGGCTACATAAGTCAGCGCACTTCCCGTTCCTGAAGTCACACCAACAGACTGGTTCTCCGTCACATAGAACGAAGTGGTCTTGTCAGTAACAATCAGTGAAGCATTAGCAGGTACGCTGATCTGGTAGGCAATATAGAAAGCCGTTCCACTTGCAAAGGTCGCGTTGTTTGCTATGGCAACCGAAGTTGCTGCCGCAGAGCCTGTAGTGTTTGACACGACGATGCTGTCGATCTTATTGACCGTTCCCGAAGCTGGAGTCAGACCAGTCAGAGCAGTCGTACCGTTATGCGTCCAAGTCGCTACAGCACTTGTGCCAGATGGCAGAACATACGCCGTGTTGCCGTTGATATTTGTTACGTTGACAATATTAGGGTTTGCCATGACTGCTCCTTAGAATCCGAAGATCATCGCCATAGCGATAGATTTGCCTGTGGTGAGTGCGCCAAGGCTGGTTAGTGCTGCTGCTGCAGTGGTTGCTCCGGTACCGCCATTAGCTATAGGAAGTGTTCCTGTAACCCCGGTCGTGAGGGGTAGACCAGTCAAGTTTGTAGCAACACCTGAAGCGGGTGTACCAATCGCGGGCGCGGTCAACGTCTTGTTGGTAAGGGTCTGCGTGCCGTTAATCGTAGTTACAACGCCAGCGGTAAACCTCAGTTCAACCGTATCCGCAGCCGCCCACGCCGCTGCTGTGGTGCCCTCTTGCGCCCGCACGATGGTAAAAGTGTCCGTAGACCGGGCCGTGACCTTAACAATCTCAATGGCGTTGCTGGAGTTCTGGAGCGTGATAAACGTAAAATCTCCGCCAGAGATAGAAGGGAAACGCGCCCCGTGCCCCGCGCCCACAGTAAGGGTGGTATCCCCGCTAGCAATGCCGCTAGCGAGAGTAGAGAAGGCGTTATTAGTAACTACATAGGCAGCCATAAATTACCCTTTCATCTTTGCTATAAATGACTGCTGGAAAGCGGCAGACCGTTGGCTTAGCACACTTTCCGAGTCTTTAGATTCGGCGCGGTACACAAGATAGTCCACCAGAGCAGGTTGGTATGTTACAGGAAGGTCGGCTATAGTATCTGTCAACGCAACTACCGAGGGGTTCCGTACATACCTTACGTCTAGTATCTGGGCAGTAGCGGGTGCTTTTGGGTACAGAAAAAATTTAAGCGGGTCGGTAGCAAACTTACAATACTGTTGAGCGGCTCCGGCAGTATCCGTTCTCCAGCCGGGGTTAAACGTACTCATAGACGCAAAATCAAACGGCGTTACAGAGCTTCCGTTGTGTATGCACAGAACCTCAAGTAGCGTCACAGCATCGACAAACGATACGGTCTGCTCACTCTGGCTAACTATGCAGGTGTAGTCCCCGATGGTAGAGAAAAGTTCTGGACGTAAAATCAGGGCTTCTCTAAGACCGTCGTTTACATAGGCCACTAGCTCGGCATCCGACTGGCGAGGAGATGTTGCACTGGTATCGTTAAGAATATACCGAGCCGAGGTGATGATGTCTTGAGGTGTCATGTCAGTGGACGATCAATGGTGAGCTGCCCGTATGCGGGGTAAGCGGGTTATTTCCAGAGTGGGCAGAGAGTGCGCCGTCATCCCGTGTGTGCTCGTACCACTGCATCCCCTCAGTTATATCATACGTCAACGTGTTGTTAGCTTGAGTTATCAGCACCGCCCCGGACAATGTAGAACCCGCAGTTGCAGCTAGAAGGTCGCTAATCTGCGTCTTGGTAAGGTCTCCAACAATGCCTGCCGTGCCCGCGAACGAGAGTGCATCTGCGGTCTGTGTCTTAGTGAGGGCCCCAACAATACCAACCGCACCTGCAAACACAATTGCGTTGTCGGCCTGCGTCTGAGCTAGGGCCCCATACCGAACAGAGTCAGAGCCGTTTACCCCAACGGCATTTACGGCAGTTCCGTTAACGGCTCCAAAAGACACTACGCGTTACCAGCGGTCAAGGTAAAGGTGTTGATGACCACGGTCTGAGCCGACGCAATGCTGGTGTTATCCAACGTTAGGTCGCCGCCGCCGCCTGTAACCGTAACAGTCCCTTGAATGTGGCAAGTAGATATAGTCGACTCCCACAATCGCCAGTACCCAGCTGCTGTGCCGGTACCAGCCCCGGCGTCCCCCGTACCAGACCAAGTGCCGGTTTTAGCCTTAGACCCACTTGCCGCCGCTGCCATCCAGTCTGATGGTAGCGTTATGCTTAACAGCATCGTGCCGCTAGTAGCGGTTGCAGTCGTTGCGGGAACAGACCCCGAGTACAAACGTAGGACAGCCGAAGCACCTGCCGTACTTTCGGTTTGATCGAGCTGGTTATTACGTAGTGTTACTGAATATTGAAGCGCCATAACGACTCCTAAGAGAAAGGCTGCATCTGGACTTGCACGGGCAGTTCAGCCCGGAATCGTTGCTGCCTAATACGAGCGTCAGCTACACGTCCGTCGAACTGGCGGTACGCAAACGCCGCCCCATCGGGATTACTCCATGCTTTATTTGGTTGGATCATTAACCAGAACTTAGCATAAGCCGTTACACCCTCTACGTACCACCCAAACAGCTTATCGTCCACAGAAGTTACAGTAGTGGTCGGCATTACAACTGTTTTAATCAAGAAAGTCTCTACCGCTGTAGGCGTAGGATAGAACCGAAGAGACAGTGGGTACGTCTCCAGAACCGCGTACAGATTAGGAGGACCGGTGGCCACAACCTGCTTATCTATGTCAGCTTGAGACTTTGCTTCAAGAAACACAATAGCGGTAGACGTAGGGCTAGTAGGGCGGTTGACACTAACAATTGACAACAGTTCCGTTCCGGCTGTCAATGTAAGGGCGTAGTCGGTAGTTGATACAACCATTGGCAGCGATACATCCTGCACCAAGGCGTAGGAAATCTTGGCAAACTCCCTAGCGCCACGGCGAATAGCGTCGTCCATCAGAGGAACTGGAACCTCCGGACAGTCGACGGCTACCCACGGGTAGAACTGGCTGAGCGTAGCGGCCATGCTTCTTAAATGCCTTCTGCGTAGATGCGGATAAAGGACGTCTCGGCACTGGTCGGTGTGTACCCACCAGCAGTCACTAAATACCCGAAGAATGTACCACCTTGGGGAAGTGCAAAACCTTGGTTAATACCATTAGTTTTGACGTAAAGAGTGGAACCCAGATCAACCGGAGTGCCAAGATCAAGGTATCCCATATACGCAGTACGATCCCCTGCGGGCAAATCCCACACCGCATTATCGGCATATGCACTGGGAGGAGTGGCGCTATACAGATGTAAACGGAATGAAGTCATGCTGGCTGGTACAGCCGCCAGATCAGAACGATATTCAGTGCTTAGGATTTTAAATAGCAGGCTACCCTCGCCAGTGCTGCTGAATGTTAAGACTCCACCACCCGTAGCAGTAGACGGGCCAACAACGTCCCCCGCCGTGTATGCCGTAGTATTAGCAGGGCGAGTGATTAAAAGCTCACGGTAAATACTAGTAATCATAGCGGCTCCAAATAGGGGAAGGAGGAGGCTTGTGGCCCCCTCCCCTAACTACAACAATTACGTAGCAGCAGCGATGGTGTTATCCGCAACCCACGTCAGGCCGTCGGTACCAACCTGAACAAAGGTAGCGCCGGTCTGGGTGGCAATACCGCGTTGGCCAGTAGTAACAGTACCGCCGTTGATAGTCCCACCAGTATTTGGGTACATATCAACGGTTACGGTTGCTACAGTGTTGACGACAGTGACCCGAGCGCCCTGCGGCTGCGAAGCGGGAAGAATTGCGCTATCACCGGTAGTAGCACAGGTGCTAATGACGTTGACACCCGAGGACATGGTGTTAGCCGCCAGTGTGGGAGCCGCGCCGCCAGCAAGTGCGGTAAGACCAGTAGAGTAACCGCCTACGTCTAGAGTAAGACCTGAAGAAGCCATAATGTATTTCTCCTAAATTAGATGGGTGGAGAGGGGCGACCGCCCCCCTCCTAGGTATTACTTGACGACGCCGAGAGCCAGAGCTTCGGGCTTGACGACCTTGCGGCCATACACGTTCAAGCCACGGATGAAGTCACCAAAGTCCGACGGGTTGCGTACTTGCTCGGTCTTGTTGACTTGGCTGGCAAAGCTGATCGCGTCTTTCGTACCGGCAATGACGCAACGGCGGTTAAGCGCGCTGGTCATCGTTCCGCCAGTAGACAGAGCCGATTGACCCGAGACCCAGCCTTTGCCAGTACCACCACGTGGCAGCATGTTGCTGACGTAGACGGTAAAGCGGTCGATCATGCCAACCTTGCCGGTGCGAACGATAGAATGTTGGTCACCAGTGAAGTAGGCTTGAGCAAGGGTGGTCGTCATCAACAGCTGACGGTCGTACGGGGACATAAGCAGCCAACGGCCAGTTTCCGGCACGTTTTGCTCGTCCAACACAGCGCCCATGTTCAAGATCAGGGTCAGCAGGTTAGCCGAAGAGGTGGTCGCATCAATCGGCACCAGATCAGTACCAAGGTTCAGAATGGCCGACTTCACACCAGCGGTAGCGCCTTGGTTTTCAGCAGCGCAGGTACGGGTGTTAGCCGCAGTAGTACTGGCCGTGTTCGGAGTAGCGCCGATGAACGTGTTGTAGTACGTCTCGTCAGTGATAGAGATTTTCAGCTGCTTGGACGCATCTTCCATGTACATATTCAAGAGGTTCAGGTCGGATTGCGCTTCCTGAACGTCGTTGCACTGGAACGCAAACGACTTGGCCTTTTCGATCTGCATGTCTTGGAAGACCGGGGTCGGCACTTCGTACTGCAGACTTCCGCCAATAACATAGTCGGAGATAGTCAGCGTCGGGGCAGTCCGGATACGCACGGTGTCGCCCTGATTTTTGATCTCGCCTTCCCAACTGGTGTTGACGATTTCGGTAAGCTGGTTATCTACGTAGTACTTGGCGTTGAGTTTTTTGCTCCACAGCATCGGATTGAAAACTGTGGACTGAAGCGGACTGGTCAGAAACGGGGCGGCTGGGGTAAGAATAGCCATGGAAATACTCCTAAGAGGTAAGTGGGGTTGGTTGCTCCGAGCTTACCTCCACGCACTTAGCCGCGAACGCGACCCTGCATGTAAGCTTCACTCAGTTCATTTTCAAGCTTAGCTGCGTCTTCGTACTTACCAACCAAATTCAACTCCTTCACTTTGTTAAATTCCCGCGTCATCACAGCTTCTGTGTAGATGCGGTCTTTAACAGATGAGGCAGTCGACGGGGCGGTATTTGCACGAGTCGGCGTGATCTGACGTTCAAGTTCGGTCTGTCGCTGTTGACGCACGGCATCTTCAGGGGTTTGGTTGGTGTTGGTTTTATAAAAGTCCACTACCTTCCTAATCTTTGAGATATCGCCGTTGTTGTACGCAAATTCTGCAAAAGCGCGTCGTGGTTCGCCAGTATAGGGATCGGTCTCGTCCAACCACGCAATCCACGCTGGGTCTGCGTTTATGGCAGCAAAGTCTGGGACTTCCATCGCCAACCTTTGCTCAAACGACATGGTAGCTACATCTCCACCAGTCTTAGTGAGCGCCTTCTCCAACTGAGCAATCTTCACGTCTCGCGCCTTAAGTTCCGAAGACAGAACTTCACGGGCTACACGGCGTTGCACATCAATCAAATCTTGACCGTATTCTTCAACATCCTTATCGGAAACCAACCGATCATCATCAGAAGTGGAAGGCGCAGCCGCATCTAGCAACTCTACTCTTTCCTGCAGAGACTGGAGCGTTGTAGCTAGCTCTTTGTTCTGCTGGTGCAGGCGAGGTACTTCGGCACTGTACTTTCCTTCTAACGTCCGGTACTTATGTTCCCAGTCGCTAGTGGTTTTTACTTCTGGTGCTTTGACTTCCGGTTCCGATGCGATAGGCTCTTCAGCAGGGGCAGGGTCGGTTTGTTGAATGTCCACAGCGGCAGTATCCTCAGCAGGTTTGCTAGGGCCACCCATCTGTTTCTCTATTTCTTCAATTTCACGCAGTTGCTGCTCGACTTGCTTTGGTAGGGCCATATCAATCTCCTAAGCTCCAACTCCGCTTTTGCTCCGTCTTTACGGTCTGCGCTAGCGTAATGGTCAGCTACAGTTAAAGGGCAGTTGCTATCGCAACTTATCTACTACATCCGTCGATGTTTCGACGGCATTCAAAAATTCTTGTAACAAGGCTGCTCGTCCCTGAAGCCGGGCGAACGTGTCGCTATCGGCTCGTATGAGAGCATCCTTGGTTTGCGTATCCAAATTTTTAAAGAACTCCAGAAGAGGTCGCATTTCTACTGACTTCATCCGGTTCAGGGCTTGTGCTACTGGTAAGTCTACAGTATTAAAGCCCTTCATGCGGGTACAGTATCAGGCACAAAATAAAGTGTCAACCAAGATTGGGGCTGAATAGCCCCAGTTCGCAGGTATTTCACTTCTTTCCAGCTGTTTTCATGCCACGCATACCCATCATCATCTGCATTCCTTCCTTTTTTTCAGCTTTTTTATAGGTTGTAGGAGCCATTTTTTCCATTTTTTTGGGTTTTTTCGAGCCGTACATTGCCATCATTTTAGCCATAAATCACCTCATTTTTTTCAAAGTTTGGGCTAAACGCGCCCGTTGACCCATTTTTCCGGGCATTTTTGCTGCTGTAGCAAGGGTTTTGGCAGGGATAGTCTCCCCTTTCTTAACCCCCAAGGCCGAGCGCAAGGCTCCCGGCTTCTTGATTGCGCCTTGAATCCACTTTTCGGCCATTATCTGTACCCAGCCGTTTTCTTGGCGATGCTTTTTGGCTGAGCTACAAATTGCTTACCTGCTGCCTTACCCTGCCTCTTGGCCTTGGTAGTGGCAGCATACTCTTGCGAACTGAGGGCTTTGATGGCAGCTTCAGGAAGGTATCGTTCCCCTGTTTTAGACGAGGGTTTACCTGACTTAGTACGCCACTTCTGGTCACCCCAGTCTTTGAGCGATTGCTGGGGTGCTTTCACTTCTTTGCCTGCTTGGGGGGCGTGTGCGTTAAGACTTTGCTGGTCGCGCTGTGTTTCGCACCTGTCATTAGCGTAGCACCAGCCTTGTGTGTCCCGCCTTTGAATACTTTACCGTTGGGCAAATAGTGTGTTTGATTTTTACTCATTATTTATACCCGCCTCCTGCGGCTTTATACCTCTTAGCAACTAGTTGGGCTTTGCGAGCGGACCACTGGCCAGCGCCTGTGCCCTGAACAGCAGCGGCTTTAACGCTGCTAAAGATACGTTTGCGCATCTCAGGCTTGGTGTAGTTGCCAGCAGCGTTCACCTTAGACTTGGTCATACAGGATCACCCCCTCTCAACATTTCCATGCTCTCAAACTTTTGTTTATGCGGCTATCAGGATCATTAGCGGTTTTGGCTGAAGTCAGTTTCTTCTTCATGCCCGTCATTCTGGCGCAGAATGAATCTCTACGGCTACCACCCTCGGGTTGTGGAGCCTTGAGTCCGGGTTTGCCGGGGTTAGCAGCGTTGTAAGAAGCTCTGCCCTTGGCATTCAGACCACCCTCGGGGTTTTTACCTTCCTTACGCGTCCATGCAGGAGTTTTAGCCATGAGTTACTCCACTAAGAAAATAAAGCCATCATTTGCTCCACCGTAGGGTTACGTACGGCACGTGGTCGAACCACACTACCACCACTGTACACTCGCCCGGAAACTTTTGCTACTGTAGCACCGCACCTAGGCCCAACAATATTAAAGACCTGCGAACTATAGACAAACCCCTCTACCAACGGAGAATTGCTTGCAGCTACTGGCCTAGAAACCTTGCTCTTAAAGACTATTGCTGAACGGCATACCGGGGTACTGAGACCAAAATACGGGGCCAGCACTTCGCCGCTGGTTAACAATCGTCCTGCTATGTACTGAGTACTAACCGGTATGTGTATTACCGATGTGGGTGGCAGTACTACAACATCCCAACCGACTACAATATTACCAACAACAGGAGCCGTATTAGCCGACCGAATAGGTCTAAACAACCCGGCCCCTTGAACTACCGTTAGTACGCCCGATGAAGCTGATACTGAATCAGCAGCCTGCGTACTGCTGAGGTCTCCTACGGTACTGATTGACCCACCAGACAGAGAAGTATCGTCAGCCTGTGTCTGGGTAAGACCCCCTACAGTAATGCCTATTCCCGCGAACAGGACAGTGTTACCCGCCTGCGTACTGCTCAAATCTCCCACTACACCTGCCACACCTTTGGCCACTAGAGTGTTAAAGCTCTGTGTGCTGCTCGAATCTCCTACAACTCCTACCGCCCCTGCGGCTAAGACTACATCAGCGGCTTGCGTCGTAGACAACGCCCCATACAGGGTGGGGTAGCTGCCGTTTATTACGGCGGCATTTACTGCTGCCCCGTTAACAACTCCTAGTGGCATCGCGCTTCACTAGCGCCGCTAGCTAAGGCAAACTTGTTCAGGCGATATATTGATCGTGAACGGCCCTTCGGTGCTGGTGTACGTGGCATTCCATGACCCGATAAAGATGGAGCGGTTGTCCATAGTCGGGCAATAAATCATAAACCCGTTAGCGGAAAGCGTAGACACCGGTATGACCGGAGAATCCCAAGTCAGGTACGCTTGTTCGTCCTCAACCCAGACTCGTGGGTTCTCCAAGTCCAGACCACCCGCTTTGTATCCTTTGCCACGAGCCTCGTTGGTGGAGGTGTACTCAGCCGTGTAGCAATCGAGCTCGGCGTTGATACTGTACAGAGCTAACTTAAAGTCCTGTTTGGCCAGAAGCTCCAACATACAGACCTTAGAACTTACCGTTATCCCCGTGGTAATCATCCATTACCCCCGGTAACTTGATTAACCATCAGGCTCCCGTCGCGCCCCCCAGCTACCTGCCCGTCTGGCTGTAGCATAGGCGGTTTAGCGTTGGGGTTAGGCTGTGGAAGACGCAACCCACCACCGGAGGATTGACCATTGGGTGAAGGCCCTTTCATCTTCACGGCTCCTATTACAGCCCCAAATTCATCCTTTTGGAACTCGATCTGCTCCATTTCTGGCTGCATGGAGGCTTCCATCGCGGCTTGTTGTTGCTGCGCTGCTTGCTGCTGTTGCGCTTGCAACGTCTCCGTGCTTGGAACAATCTTGTCGATGTTCATGTCCAGCATCGAAGCGTGCTGACGCAGAAGCTCAGCCGTACCAAGCGGACCAACAATACCCTGAGCGATCTGGTTAGTGAGCACCAGTTGCAAGAACTCAGTCCTACGAACCGCCGCCGATTCCTTGGCCACCAAACTCATAGCACCTTTGGCAACAATGTTCACGTCACCAATCAGGTCGGGGTCTTGGCTGTAGCGCAGGTTGTGCTGATACAGTCGCACCAGCAGGGGAGTGAGTACGCCTTGGTCAATCGCGCTAATGACAGACTTGATTGACTTGGAAGCGTTGGATATCAGCATTGACAGACCAGACGCCGTACGGCCAGCACCGGCGGCGTTATCGCCAGTCATGTACCTTGGGATGCCGCTGTACTCGTCAGCAAGTGTCTGGAATTTCTCAAACACACCCATGAGTTCGTTGGCGTTGCTAGGTGGTTGGAAGAAGGTAATAGGTTGGCTAGCGTCTTGGTAGTCCGAGTTCTGGAACTGCCAAATCTTCCACGGGTACATCTGGGTGATACTTTCTCCAGCCGGTAGGCGGCTGACATTGATACCTACTTGCGGACCCGACGAAATGCCCATGTTGTTGGACAGTGCCCTAGCTGCGGCATTGCACATACTCTGGCAATCCCGAACCAAGTCGGCAACTCCGTTCCCCCAAAATGCACCGGGAACTTTCTCGTACGACGCTGTGTAGTAGGGCTTGCGAGCAAGCGGGTCATAATTCAACACAGCTTTGATAACGGTGGAACCAATCAGCCAAACCTCGCAGGGGTACATCTTGTCCACGTCCGGTACATCTGAAGCAGCCATACCCCACTCTATTAGCAATTTCCCCTGCACCGAGTCCCACAACTGAAGAGCATCGACCACATCTTTCATCCGCTCGGTCTCAGCCGTGTACTTACCAATCGCGGTGCTGACTTCTTGGTCGATGGAAATCATGTTGTGCATACCACCGCCACCGGACTGAAAATTATCCAGAATGCTTCTCAACGCTGGCTCGCTGTACCCCTCTACGCCAATAAGATTCTGAATATCTTCCCGAGTCAGACGATGCCGCTCGAGGAAATAACCATCATGCGGGGACGAGGCCCAAGGAGAGGGGTAGCACATGAACGGATCAACGCGTTCCCACTCCAACACAATATTTTCAACCGGGACCAGTCCCTTACCCTGCCACTGTAGCGACTTGCGCTTGCGGGCAACAGGGCCCTTCATTATAGCAGTGGGGTAAGTAACGATGTCGTCGATAAATGCAGACATGGCATCGCGGAAGTGACCCTCCTGCAACTGATCTTCCATTTTTGTTTCCATCCGGTCGACGCGTTTCTCCGCTTCGTCCTTCAGCATACGCATGGTCTCGTCGCGCATCCGCTCCCACTCACTGCGAACAACCTGTTCGTTGGGCATCTCCCCAGTGGTCTGCATGATCATCTGCACTGCTTGCTTCAGAATATCTTCCGCCATGTCAGCTACGTTGGGCGGCAGGTCAGGGATGGCGGTGCTGTCAATAGTCCACGGCTTGTCGCTGCCTGAACCAAGCAAAGTATCTCGCAGCCAACTTGAAGCTCCACGACATTTGGTGGAAGTCAGCATCATGAAAATCTCGGAGCCACCCATTTTCTTAATCTGGGACAGAACATCAGGATCGTACTCGCCGTTTCGCTGGCGTAGACACTGCAGCAGGCGCTGCTCCGGAATCTGCTTAGCTGTCTGCGCTGCTTCCCATCGGGTGCGGACGTGCGCGGCCAGTCCTTGAATGACTGGGTTTATCTGCTCCATAGCGGCAGCAGCGCGAGAGGCTTCAACCTCCATTGCGGATGAAGACTGTACGGGAATAAGTTGAGCTAAAGCCATGCGGGTACCCCCCGGTGTGGTAGTCAGACTGTACCAGTTAGAAAGTTATTGTGCAATGTAGAAAAAAATACCCCGTCACCGCCAGAGTCGGGGTGCGGGGTAAAGACCGGGGACACAAGGGGGGAATACCCGGTTGCCCGCCATAGGAGGAGGGCAGGCACCCTGAATATACCATATCTAACTAAGTCCACCCAGAGGCAGAGAAGGGCGCTGGCTGAATCTCACGCCGTTGCCCGGTATCTAGTGCCCGATCCTCGCCGGTAAGATGCACGGTGAGGTACGTAAAACCGTCGGCTATGTCCGAAAAGGGGTGGTTTTTCAGCGGTTTTTCCTCAATTTCGCCATCCTTACGGGCCGCAAACTTGTATCCGTGCTTAAGCGCGCCTATCAACCCGGTGCAACTTTTGTCTATAGTCAGGTACGCCTGCCCCTCCACCTGCTTGCTAAACAGCATTTCCGCCGAGCCGATACGTAGGTCAGGCTTGTTAGTTGGCGCGGTAATAACGCGCAACCGCTTTTTCTTGATAATCTCGTACACCGTCTCCTCGGTAGCCTGCCCCCGTATCTTTGCTGCGGGGTCGATAATGCACTTAACCGGGCACCCAGCGAACCTACCACGGAGCAACGGAAGAAGCCGGGTATCTAAGAACCGCTCCATTCCCATGCTGTCTTTAGGTTCTACGTAGCATTCGGCAAGTATGACAAGTCGGCCATTGGCTGTCATCTGCCCAATGATTGCCGTGGGGGTAAGCCCCGCGTCCATGCCTATCAATAGCGGGTAGTTGTCACTGATGATGTGGGTCAGCGGATTGTCAGCAACGTGAAACGATGAAACAAATGTAGTGCGAAACACCGGAAGCCCCTCACGCGACGTACCGTACTCGCAGTCGATCATGGTCTTAACATACTCGTCGGAAAGACCATCGACGTTGTAGTAGTCCTTGGGCAGGTACTCCAAGTTCTCAGCATTCTCGCTGCGTCCGCCGGGCTGCTTAAACAACTCCCAATCCCCGACCTCACCGTCCATTGTCTGCTGGTGCCACGTGTCCATTGCTGGCATGTTGGTGTCCGCCATGATGCACGGATAAGTAGCTCCGGGCCCCTGCTTGCGTGACGGATACCGCCCGATACGCTTAGTGCCTATCAAGCCCTCAACAACCGTCTGGTCTATCTCCCGCATCTCGTTAAAAAATGCTGTGGTAGTTTCTAACGACAGAAGTTTGCGAATGTCGTTGCTGTCCTCAAGGGACATAAACAGCACCTCCGCCTCAACGTCGTCAAACCGCATGTAGTACGTTTTGTCGCTACTAACCCACCGACCAAAGACACCGTCGGGTATCCAGTCAAGGAACGACTTTATGGTTGTAGTCTTGAGCATAGGCACGGTGTTACGGATTATCAGGTGCCGTGTTCGGCGTACGCCATCGTTGTCGGGTTCTTGCTCAATGCTGTTCTGCAGGATGTGCAGAACACAGGCACTGGTCTTGCCCCCTCCGACCGGCCCGCAGAGAATCTTACGAGGGGCCCTTGACAGCAAAAACTCAGAACACGTGGGGCTGGCCACGTACTTCAGGTCGTGGACAATAGGCATGTCAGTCCGGGTCCACGTCGTGAGTTGGCGTAACGTCTAGGGTTACAGGCGTGTCGGAGGACAAAATAGCCGGGGTAACAGGCTGGGTCATGGTTATGTTTATGGAAATCTTTGGCCGGTTGGACCCCGTGTCTTCCCCAGACTCCGCTTTCTTGTCAAACCCGGCCCAACGCACGGTATTAGCTATTGCGGCTACGGCCACGCTTGGAGGGGTGTCTGGGTCTCGGGCAATTCTAAACTGAGTCTTCAGTAGTTCCTCAGCCTGCACCTGTGCCTTGAGCGCAAAAGACGTTCCATTCTCGGTCAGCTCCTTGGCAAACCCCTTGACCTTTCGTCTGAACAGGTCGTCTTCGCAAAGCAGCTCAAACTCGTGCTCGGTAAGACCCAACGACATGATGAGGTCATCGGCAGGCAGCTTCGCCCCGACTTGGTTACGGGCCACGTCAAAGGCAATCTTGTCCCACTCTATGAGGTCGCTCATTGGTTGATGATACGTCCCAGCTTAGCGTAAAACAAGTCTGGGTCTGTCCAACGAATGAACGCTAAAGCTACCATGGGGTGGACCAACGTGGAACTTGGGTGGCTACGGGACGAGGGTGTAACAACCCTGATCTTGTCGGCGGGGATGTCTAGGGCGATCAGGACTTTGTGGGCAGCTTTGTAGTCCGTGGATTTCCAAAAGTTGCCAAAACACTTGGTCGGGCAAAGCTGCGCGTGCATTGCTCTTAGGTCTTGCATGATTGTCCTTGGTGTGAATAAAGCTGGAGCTTAGACTACCTCGCGTTAGAATGCAAGCCCGGTAGAAAATACTAAGTGATAAAAATACGAAAAAAATTTATGACGTGGGGATCAACTATCATGGGAGGCGATGCCCTTGCGCCCCTGTCCCACATCGTCCAGCACGGCGTGTGGCGTCCCGACGGCACGGGGGGCCCACTACTATCACCGGCGGGGCGGCAGCACATGCTACC